TTTACTTTAGGTACAGCTTTTGATTTTCTTTTTGTAGGCTTAGTTTTCTTTTTAGGTGTTAGTCTGCTGAGTCTAATTTGCCTTATCAAGTCTAATGCCTCGTCCTGTGTCATCTCCGTGATTGACTTGTAGTTTAGGTCGTCTATCGTTGTCATCTTTTATTACCTCCAGAAGTTCGACTATTTTAGTGAGCATGAAGCAGGTGATACAAGCGAGGTTGTATTCACCTTCTACGAATAAACTATATTCCTTCATACCTTCTGTTATTTCTCTACCACAGAATAAACATTTCATTTCTTCTCCCTCTTATCCAGTCTTAAACGGCTTCGTAGGTTAGTTTAAAAATATCAGGCTTGCAAGGATAAAGTTCACCCTTAACACCCTTGATAATATAGTCACCTATATTGCCAATCATTACGCCCTCAAGTGTATGAATTTGAACATGCTGGCTTATAGGATCAATAATTATTTCTCTATCCTTTGATACAGGATGTAATGGATTTGGGTGATCCTTTGTAAACCATTCCTTTGTTATTTGTGTTGCTTCGATTTCAACTGGTATTTTTCTGTATTTTTTCATTTCTTACCTACCTCCTCCACAGATTTCATAGAAGGGATTATCTCCCTTGGTCTGATGTTTTTGTCCATGATTATGCCTATAGTCATACCTCCGTATTCTTCTACTAGATCAAGGACTTCATCGAGTAAGCGTCCGAATACAGCTTTGCGTAAGCCATAGGTTGATAAATAACGATCTGCCCTCTGCTTTTGTTCTTCAGTTATTTCAAAGATAAAGCGAGGGCGGTAGTCTTCAGATGCTTTCATTGTTACCTCCAGTTAGTCACAGGCATTATTACATCTTTTATTATTCTATCTGAAAATGGCAAAAGCTTGTCCAATAATTGTAGGATCTCATTTTGAATATCTGTTGTGGGTTCATAGCCCATGTTGAATAGATTTTGATGATCTGGGTTGTAGTAGTGATTCTCAGCCTCAAGACGAGGATTAGGGATGTGGTTTATTTTAGCTCCAATTCCAAGTTGATCAGCAGCTTTGCACACCATAGTTGCAAGATCATTTATTTTGTAGATGTTCTCGAACTGGTTAAGAGTACGATACTCACCGAGTTTAGGTGGTTGTTCGAGGGCGAGAGTTAAACATTGTAGAGAGTCTTTGAGTGGTAGAAAGCCACGAGTCTGATTGCCTTTGCCGTAGACTGTAAGAGGCATACCACAAAGAGCTTGAGCACAGAAACGATTTATTGCAGTACCAAAGTATTCGTCGTAGTCGAAGCGAGTCATCTCGTGCTTTTCACCTACAAGACCAAAGAGGACACCCTGCATTATGTCCGTGGAGCGGAGACCCCAGTTACGGCAAGCGAACTCGATGTTGAGAGTGTCATGGACTTTGGTTAGGTGATAGAAAGAGCCAGCAGTGCGAGGGAAGATAAGGCCGGACATAGGGCATTTTAATGCTGGTGAAAAGGTTTCTGGGCACATATCTATAATGTGACCTGCAATACATTCTTCAGGTATCCTACCTTCAGGTATGTCACAGTTGGGAGTTCCGTACTCACCCATAGTGCCAAGTTTGACCAAGTGAGCTTCAGGACACTGCTTATGGATTGCCCAGAGGAGTTGAAGTGTACCTATTATATTTTGAAGCTGAGTCTGAGTTGCAAAGCCCCATTGCTTCATAGACCATGGTGCAGATGGTTGTTCTGCAAGATGAACTATAGCATCTGGTTTGAAGTTATCTAACATATTTATGACATTAGGATAACTAAACTCATGCAATGTCCAAGTTGAACGTCCGTAGTATTTAATGAAAGTAGATTTTAGATAAGCCTCACGCATTGAAGGCTCTTCGATTGGAGTTAGTGAGTTTCCACCAAGATTTTTTATACGAGCTCGACGTGATAAGTTGTCGAGACCGGCTATAGTGTGACCTTTTTTGAGTAGGTGGAGAGTTAGAGGGTATCCGATGTATCCGTCAGAACCTAATATCAGTATTCTCATCTTAAGTGTTCTCCTTTGAATAGTTTTTTAAATTCATCTTTTGACATTGTATTTAGGTCATATACACCAATCACCTCATCCCAAATAGTTCCATCTGATAGGCAGATAGCGAATACTTTGTTTCCTGGAACTGCTATATGCCAAGGATGCCATTTTCCACCTTCTTCAGCTGCATATAAGATTTTCATTTTACAAACTCCCTTAGTTTAATGTTAGCTATTCCTGCCATCTTTAATGACATCTCGTGGTAAGGTTCGAGTTTATTAATTACTATTTCACGAACTCCAGCATTGATAAGTAAAGCCATGCAGTCTTTACAAGGCACAATGCAATTCATGTAGAGTGTTGAGTGAAAGACTGAGACTCCGCTTCTTGCAGCAGTTGCAATGCAGTTAGCCTCAGCATGAGTTGCAGGGCATAGATGGAGGCCTTCTCCAGATTTGAAGCCCTCAGCTTTCCGTGGACAACTTAAACAATGAGGATAACCACGAGGAGGGCCGTTGTAGCCTGTTGAGATAAGTATATTGTCTTTTACCAAGATAGCGCCTATTCTGCGAGACATGCAGGGTGATTTACTTGCCACGGCAACGCAGAGTTTATGGAAATAAGTATCCCAGCGCTTTAAAGTTTCATTATAGTAATTTTTCTTAGGTTCCATGACAAATCTCCCACATGAAGTGCAACGACCCTCAGCATTGAGGTAGACAGATTGTCCAGGTCTCCAACACCGAGAGTCGCAGTTGTAACATATAGATTGAATGTATTTAGTCATTACTTTACACCGAGGTCAGAGAGTAGAGCTTCGCAGAGTATCGTATAATTGCGAAGATCGCCAAGTTTTTCTCGCCAGATTTTTAAATTGTACGATGTGGGATCTTTCACCATGTCTGCTATTGAAGTAACGTGTTTAGTAGCCATGCCCCAGAGGGATTCAGTAGGTGAGACGTTGTTAAGGATTCCGGCTTTCTTGAATTGATCTAAGCGGTCGATACCTTCAGAGTATTCCTTTTCTTTTTTAGCTAAAGTTCTACGACTGCGAAGGAAAGAGTCTTGCATGTGAAGTTGGAACTCATCGTTGGTCATAGTTTACCTCCAGTTTGTTTGATTTTTGGATGGACTAATGGGAACCATTCTCAATCCAAAGTGTCCTGACAAAGACAATATGGCTCTTCAATTACCGCTTCAAAAGAATGATTCCCATAGTTTTATCTCACAGCTATATACTTTTTGATAGTATTACTATCTCCGTATTCTTCGCTCTTGCGTATGCCAAGGATAGCCCAACCTTCCATACCCGGTAGATCGTCCATCCAGTTGAAAGGTCGTGAGTAGTCAAGTCCAATAGAATCAGCAAAGGTTTTGAACTTATGCAGACCACGTTGGACTTGCTTAGGATCAATCTTTGATGCATCAGCGAGATCCCAGAAGAAGTCGTTAAACTCGATTACCATAGGATCGTCAGGGCAGTCGAACATAGGCATGAAGAATCCAGCGCCATTCTTGTCACTCATACCTTCACGGACTGCAACTATGCGAATGCGGACTTCGGAGCCGGTAGGAAGGATTTTTGGTTCCGGAGCATCTTCAATTTCTTTTTCCAAGCTTGAATAATCTACTAGTGACATTTTAATCTCCTTTTAGATTTAGTTTGGTTTTGTCTTTCCAGTCGAGACCTGCTTTAAACAACAAAGCACGAATGTCAGGTGGTTCGACTGCGTTTAGTTTCCCATTTGCTTTTAGTCTAGATCTAGCGATGTACTCACCGAGAGAATCAATGAGCATTTCGCGCTTTGGCTCTCTACCTGCACCACCTCCTTTCCCAATTATTACATATATCTCGTCGAAGAGAAGAGGGATAGTTACCACGGCTTGACCAGTTGTGAAAAAGCGGTATTTTATGTCCTCTGACACTACCCCAGTTTTAGGATCTATACGAAGTACTTTTTTAATCTCCCGAAGATGGCCAGTCATTATGAAGTCACATGGGAGACGCATAAGTTTTTTAATGTAGTTTGTCATTTCTACTTTCTGTGGATTATAGTCATGACGGTGTTGAGGTGCTTCTCCAGCACGGTTACGAGAAGCGAGTTGATAGTTCATTACTGCATCTCCGAAGGTTGTAGCACTGTCGAGGCAGTAAGTTCCTACATGGTCGAAGTAACCGATCTTCATCCTGATGTCAACGGATCTTTTCCATTTAGCAAAGGTATCAGGAGAGAATGGGTCATCAGCTTCCCACTGCGTATCAGCGATTACGTCTCCTTTTTCTATCAAGTCACGTAAGCACTTTGTTCCACCAGGGTCGAAGGAATCTATGTGGACTGGGAA